GAAAACGGGCGTTACTTGGTCGGCGGGGTCGGGAGTGCGTCGTCCGGCAGCCAGAACAGCGGGGTCCATTCTTCGTCAGGGTCGTCCCACTCGGCATAGCCGTCTCCTGCGCCTTTCTGGCCGGTCCTCTCGGCGTAATCCGCTGCGCTCTCCCAGAACATCCGGCGGATGCCACTGTCGAACAGGTAGGCCCAGAACGGAGAGCCGTCCCTCGGGGGCGGGGTGTCGGCGGCGTTAATCCAACTCTCATAGGGCTTCATCATCTGTCCTCTATGGTGTTCACTCAACGGGCGTTACTCAGCCGCAGCAGCGCGCGCTTCCTGCGCCGCCAAGTCCGGCACGTTGGCTGCGGCTAGGGCGCGGGCGAGCGGCGGGCAGACGCTGTTGCCGCACATGCGGACCTGGGCGGCCTTGGTCAGGCGCTTTCCGTCCACATCCACGTCGATGCGGTAGCTGTCTGGGAAGCCCTGGGCGCGGTACAACTCGCGCGGGGTGAGCATCCGCATCCCGATGTCCGCCAGCACCCACGGCTCGCCCTCGATCTCCACCGTCACCAAGCCGAAGCGCTCGCGCGTAGGGACGGTGTGGAGCGGGCCGCTGGCGCCCTGGTCCTGGCCGCCGGTGCCGTAGTATTTCTGGAGGAAGCCCGCCGCGAGGCCGGCGTGCTGGCCGGTCGCCGTCACGGTCTTGATCGGGCGGCGCATATCGCCGTTCCCGCCGTCCTCGGCGCTGCTGTAGAAGTGCGTCAGATGGGCCGCCACGACGCTGTGGTGGTCCGCGGTGGTAACGGTGCCCGTCGGCTGCTCGACGCCGTGCCCCACAACACCGCCGTAGTGCTTGGCGAGGAACGCAGACACCAGCCCGTGCTTGCCTCCGCCCGCGAACACCGGCGCCACTACGGCATGCTCGCCGCCCTTGGCCGTCGTCACCGTCCGCAGCGGTTCCGATCCCGCGTGCGTCCGCAGGTCGCCGGTGTGCGTCACCGGCACCAGAAAGGGCTCCGCCGCCTCCAGCACATAGCGCACCACGCCGCGCGCGATACGGCGCATGGTTGCGTCGGCGAGCGGGCGTTTAACGCGGATGGCACGGCCCTCCTCGCGCGTCAGGAAGATGGACGGCGTCGGCCGGCTCCAGTCGATGATCTCCGCCGCCGTCCGCCACGGCTGCAGGAGGCCCTCGCGCACGCCGTCGGAGTCCGGGGTGCCGTGGTTGGGTTCCGGCCAGACGATGGGGCGGCCATCGCAGCGGGCGATGACGAACAGGCGCTTGCGGATGGTCGGTGCGCCGTAGTCGCAGGCGCGCAGCTCCCGCCACTCCACCCGGTAGCCCAGGCGCCGGAGCGTGTTCGCCCAGGTGCGGAAGGTGCGCCCCTTGTGTTCCGGGTCCGGGCGGTTCTCGGCCGTCAGCGGCCCCCAGTGCTGGAACTCCTCGACGTTCTCGAGGATGATGACGCGCGGCCGGCGCAGGCGCGCCCAGTGGATCACCACCCACGCCAGATCCCGCACGCCGCGCGACACCGGCTTGCCGCCCTTGGCCTTGCTGAAGTGCTTGCAATCGGGCGAGAACCACGCCAGCCCCACTGGATAGCCGGGCATTACCTCGCGCGGGTCGGCCTTCCAGACGCTCTGGCAGAGGTGCAGCGTGTCGGGGTGATTCGCCTGGTGCAGCGCCACGGCCTCGGCATCGTGGTTGATCGCGACGTCGGGCGAGCGGCCCAGCGCCATCTCAATGCCGGTGGACGCCCCGCCGCCGCCGGCGAAGTTATCGACGATGATCTCGGGCCGCGGCTCGGGCGCGGTGTCCGGGGCGGAGGGGAACAGGTCGAGGATCTGGCCGTCGGGCATGGGTCCCTCCTCAGGCCTGCACCGGCGCGTCTGCGGGCAGCAGGCGGCGCAGGCGGGCGAGGTATTCGTCGGCGGCGCGCAGGGGCGGCCACGGCTGGATGGTGATGGGCCACGGCTTGGGCAGCGGCTCCCACGGGGCCTCGCACTCGGCGAGCAGGTCGCGGCGCTCGGTCGCCAGGGCGCGCAGGTCCTCGACGCCGATGCGCGCCATCGTGTCGGTGCCCGGCGGCGTGATCCCGGCAGCGCCGTAGATGGCCTCGTCGGTGACGCGCTCCAGCGTCTCCCACACGTCCGCCCCGCCGAGCACCCGCAGCACCTGTTTCAGCGGTGCCGCGCGGTCGCCCAAGACAAACTCGTGGGCATCGTGCAGCAGGCCGGCCAAGCGCAGGTCGAGCGGCAGGCGGTCGGAGACCAGGCAGCAGTGCTGTGCGACCGAGTAGTGCGGCACATCCTCCGCCAGGTGCCCGCCGAACCGCGGTACGCGCGCCAACGAAATCGCCACGTCGCGCCATTGGACGTCACCCGGTGCGGGCTCCAGGTAATACCAGCGTCCACCGCTGGCGGTTTGTGCCCAGGGCGTGCGGCGTGCGGCCGCGCCCGCCGCGGAGTGAGGCATGGTGGTGGCGAGGCTCATTCGGACATCCCCCAGACATTGACGATGATGGGCGCCGGACGTCGCCGGCGGCGGAACAGGGCGCGGATCAGGCGGCGCATGGCGTCAGGCCTTCTCGCGCAGCTGCTGGAGCACATCGGCGCCGGGACAGAAGAAGCCGAGGCGGCCACGGCACGGCACAAAGGGGAGCGGCCGGGGGTTCCGCAGGACGAAGCCGTAGGGCCCGAAGAACCACGGGCTGTTCATGCTGGTGACGCAGTCGACGATTTCTACGACACCGACGATGCCGCCGAGCGGCATGTTGCGGGCCGTTACTTCCTCGCGATCCACGGTGTCGACGGTCTTGCCGGTGTGGATGAGGACCAGGCCGCGGCGGCATGTCGGCCACGTCCGGTTCTCGACGTCCTTGCCGTCAAAGAGGATGTGATGTGCCCAGGGCTGACGGATGCTCAGGGCCACATTGGGCATGTTCTCGGCCATCGGTCAGGACTCCTTGAGGCGCGGGCGGCTCGGGGTGCGCGTGGTCAGGCGGCTGGCGTCCACCGGGAAGCGGCCCTCGGCGGTGCTGACGTGGTAGCTGTAGCCGCCGCGTCTGCCCGGCAGGGGTGGCAACACCGCCGTCACCACGCCCGGCAGCGTCCGGTTGCCAACCTGGAGCCACACGGCATCACCGCGGCGGAACTCCGGCTGAGGCAGCGCGGTGACCTTCGCCGGCGGCAGCCCCCGCGCGCGGCGGGCGGCTGCCAGGTCGAGCACGGGGGCTGTCGTCGTCATGGGGTCAGGCCTCCGGCTGGCCGATGAAGACCGGCAGGCCGGTCTCGTTGGCGACGCGCTGCACCGCCTCGTCAAAGGCGTGGTCGAACACCTTGTCGTGGCGGTAGGTGTCGTAGAACCACGTCACCTGCCCCTTGGCGCGGTAGCGCAGGCGCACCGGCATCAGGTACTTCGGCCCGTTCTTGAAGATCGGGATGGAGATCAGGAACAGGTTGGGGACGTCGACCTTTTCGCCCTTCTCGTCCGTATGCTCGGACTCGAAGACGATGCTGCCGGTGCCGTTGTTGAGGTTGGACGCGCTGGCGACCTTGTTGTTCTCGTTCACCCGCAGGCCGCGCGACAGGTCCATGAGCCGTTCCGGCCCGCCCCAGGTGCCGTTGAGGCGGCTGGTCATGGTGCGCAGGAGGTCCATGAACTCGAACCGCTTGCGCTCCTCGGGCGACGCGTCCTCGCCCGGCGCCGGGGCCTGCCCGCTGAACCAGCCGTCGTTGACCGGCGGGGGTTCGATGTCCAGGGCGCGCTCTTCCAGAAAGGCCGCGAAGTCGCCCTGGCTCATGGCCTGCCCGTTCATGGCCATCCACGCCTTGAACTCGGGCGAGAGCGGGAAGTCGTAGTGGGCGCGGTGCGTCCCGAAGCGGGGACTTGCCGCCCCATTGTGGCGGGTCTCAATGGTGAGGTCGCCGTTCTCGTCCTCCTCCATCGACTCGGCGTTGACGGCCTCGTGATAATCCAGCACGCCGGTCAGGCTGGGGGTCTTCCAGCCCTCGTTGGGGTCGTTGCGCGCGGGGCGAAGCTCCGGGTCCGGCGCGCGCCAGGTGTTGTCGGCGAAGACGGCCGAGTCCTCGTCCTTGAAGCGGTTCAGGTGGGCGATGAGCGACGGCAGGTCGAACAGCACCGCCTTGCCCTTGCGGCGCTCCGGCCGGGTGCGGAAGGCGTCCAGGTGCGACTTGATGTCGTGGATCTGCAGGCCCTTGGGCGTGACGATGATCGGCACGCTGGGCGCGAGCCCGGCCGGGTCGGTGAGCGTGATCGTCTCGGGCTTGTGCAAGCCCTTGATGGCGTCGATCACCGCCTGGGTGTCTCCGCCAACGGGGTCGATGACACCCTGTTGGAAATCGCTATCGTTCATTGCTGGTTTGCCTCGTTCGGCTGTGGGTGGTCAGGGAGGCAGGCGCGCGCCGGCCGTCAGGCCATGCGCGCGGGCGCCTTGTCGGTGGCGTTGACGTCGCGCATGAACATGTCGTTCTGCTTGGGATTGGTGCGGCTGAGCGTGTTGCCCTCGGTGCCGTACATCGTTGTGCGGCGGGGCTTGCGCGGCGGCTTCTTGACGGTGATGTTGCCGGCCACCTCGTAGACGCCGCCCTCCAGCACCAGGTCGACCTTGAGGGTCATGGTCGCCTTGACCTTGGTCTTGCCGTTGGTGTCGGCCGAGGCGTTTTCCATCGCCGCGATCAGGTCGCGGTACTGGTCGGCCATCTCCGAGTTAAAATCGCCGTCCTCCAGCAGCCCCAGCAGCTGGGGCACGTTGGGGGCGGCGTAGGGATCGTGGGACATTTGCTCTCTCCGTCGTCTGGAGCGGTGTCGAGCCAGTCGGCGGCTCGGGAGGACGGGGCGGCACGGGCTTGGGCAAGGGGGGAGTTGCGCCCTCTGGCCAGTCGCGCGGGGTGCGGAGGGGTTGACCGGCCCCGCCCCGTCCACCGGAGCCGCCGGCGCAGGGCCGGCGGGCGGTGGGGTGGTTGGTCAGGCCGGCTCGTCCCAGTAGGACATTTCGATGTCGGCGGCTTCCGCGCCGCCCGTCTTGGGCGCGGGCCCCTCGGAGTCGACCGTGTTCTTCCAGCAGAGGCCCGCGATCTCGTCGGCCTCACGCCGGGTCAGGGCGGCGCGGTCGATGAACCGGCGGGCGCAGTCGTCCAGCCACGCCTCCTTGGCGGTCTGGGGAAAGGCCGGCGGCGGGAACACCGCCGCCAGCGGCACGGCCGACAGGCCGGCGAGGACGGTGCGACGGTCAAGGTTGGGCGAGGTCATGGCGGTGCCTTTCGTGCGGGTGGTGCTGGTGCGGGGTTCGGTGTGGGTCGGGCCGACCGGCGGCGTGGGGCCGCGCCCCTGGGGCGCCCTGATTTATGGGGCCGTCAGGCCGGGACAGGGTCGTGTTGCGGGAGGTTCCGGCAGCGTCCGGCGGAGGCGCAGGCGGCGGGGTCGGCGCAGACGTCTTCCATCGCCGCGGCCGGGCAGCCTTTGGAGTAGCGCGCGAGGGCGGCGCTGCATGCCTCGTCGTCTTCTTCGACGCCCTCCCCCTCGTCCTCTGTCTGGGGCGCCGAAGCGGGGCCGGTGGCCGCCGCGTTGTGCGCCTCGATAAGTGACGGGAGTTCGGCGACCAACTGCTCGGCCAGCGCCCTCACCTCGGCCACGCGGTGGCCGGTCAGATGCACACTTTTGAGGGCATCCTGGGCGCAATAACGGACGTGGCCGTGGCTGTAAAAGGCAACCGCGTTCAGAAAGTTGGTGAACGCCTGCGCCACATGCTCCTCGCTTTCCGCGATCAGGGTCTCGTGGTCCTCGCCGTTCAGCGAGCACGGCCGCCACCCGTTGTCGCGGGCGCGCCGACGAGACAGCAGGTGGTCGTAGGCAAACATGAGATGCTCGGCCTCACGCCGGACGAGGTGGTACGCGGCCCGGTGCTTCATCTCCTGGATGTCGACCGTCAGACGGATGTTCATCGTCCGGCCCTCCCTCACGCGACGTTCGGCAGGTCGAGCCAGGACTCGGCCCGGCCGGACTTGGCGAGCTGGCGGTTGGCCTCGGCGACGGCGTCGGCGCCCAGGCGGGCGACTTCGGCCTGGCTGAAGCCGCAGGCGGCGAGGTCGCGCGACGTGGTGCCCTGGCCGTTGTTGGCGCGGCGAATGATCGCCGCCGTCATGGCCTCCTGGCGGACCTGGTCACGGTTCTTGCCGGGGTGGTGGGTGCCGGTCGGCATTTCGTGGTGCTCCCCATCCGTGGTTGGTATGGGGCAAGCCTCGCGTTTTTGCGCGAGTCTGTCAACGCCTAATCCGCGTTATTACGCGCGCTAGGCGAGCCGGACGCAAAAAAACCCGCCGGCCGAAGCGGGCGGGGTTGGTGCTGAGGTCATAAAAGGCCAGATTCCTTCAACTGGAGACGACACCGTGATCAGCCGGGGCGGCGTCGGCGGGTCTTGTCGTGGAACAGGACGGGCGCGGCCCAGTCCACCCGCACGTCGACGCGGGGCGGGGCGTTGGTCGATTCCAGCGTCACGCGGTCCGGCGCGGAGCCTGGCTTCATGCGCTTGATGAGGGTGGGCCCATCCAGGACGTGGACGACGCAGTCCTGGTACATGCAGACATCGCGGTCGAAGGGGACGTCGCGGCGATAGAACAGCACGTCGCCCGGCCAGTAGTCGGGGAACATGGAGTCGCCCTGGACCTCCACCGCCACGGCGTCCAGCGGGCAGCCGGGCGGGGCTTCCAAATGCTCCAGGCCCCCGCCGGTCGGCGCATCGTTGAAGGGGTTGACCTCGGCGCCGGCACCAACAATGCCGACGAGGGGAACCTCAGGTCTAAGCAGAGACCCAATGGAAAGGCCTTCTGCTTTGGCAAGTTTTTCGAGGCGCTCCATAGTGATCGAGCGGTTCTCGCCCCGAAAGAAATCCCGCAATCCGCTTTCGCTGACGCCGGCGCGTTTGGCCCACCCGTTCACCGACAGGCCCGGCGTACGGTCAAGGTGGCGCCGAAGGGCACCTCTTATAACTTCCGTCATATCCATACACCGATTATCCGACCGTTCGCATAAAAACGCGACCGCGTGATAACGCGAAAAAGGTTGACACATATCGCGTAATTGCGCGAGCCTCCTACCCATGATGATCGACCGCACCATAGAGCGCATCCGCGCTTACCGGCGTGCCCGAGGGTGGAGCATCCTCCGGTTCGCCAAGGAGGCCGACATGGGCGAGAGCACCATCCGGTACATGGACCGCCCCGACTGGAGCCCCACGGCGGACACGCTGCGGCGCCTGGAGTCGGTCATCCCGCCCGAGTTTGAGGCCGGCGCCGCCGATGCCTCGGCCGACGATGCTGCCGCCTGAGGAGGCTCCCCCCATGTCACTCTCCCCCACCATCGCCCGCGTTCTCTGCGCCCCGAAAAAGATGGTTCCAACGCGGGAGCCGGCACCCGACGCGCCGATGCCGATGCCGGTGCCGGTTCTGGCCACGATCAGGAATCGAGCGGCTCGGGAGGGCGGGGAATGACATTCGCCGCGTCGTCCAGCCAGCTCGCCTGCTGCCCCATCGTGATGATGGAGATCGCGAAGTGCCGGGCCACGACCGCATTGAGGTGCAGCGTCGTGTCGGTGCCGTCGTCCAGGCGCAGCCGAACCGCGATGCCGTGGTCGGTCGTCTGCAAGCGGAGCGACGCGACGTCGGGAAACGTCCCGAGTTCCCACTCGGTCGGCTCGGGCGGACGGTTCTCCTCCATCACGCGGTACATCAGGCCGATGGTGTCTTTGTCGAGGGGCATTTCCATTGTCTCTCATTCGGTTGCGTGCGAGCCGGATCATGACGCCGCGCGTGCAACTTGTCATGCCTCAGCCCTTGGGCCCGAACAGGCGCTTCCGCATCGCGAGCGCCCCTTTCACGTCCGCCTGCCGACGGGCGCGGGCCGCATTCGCGCGGGCAAGATGGTCCTGCACGCCTGCTGGCAGTTGCGGTGCGTCCTTGCCGTTGCCGCCTTCCGCCTTGCTGTGCCGCGCCTCGTCTCTGCGGTGCACGGGCTCGCCCGGCATCTCGGCAAGCTGCTGCTCCAGGCTGGGGGCGTCGAGGATTTCGTGGGGGATCGGGCGGCGCGGCATGGCGGGGCCTCTGGTGGTGATTGCGGCCCCTCTACCCTGCACGACCAGGAGGCGTAACACCATGTCCACCATTACGCACACATTGTTGTCGGCGGGGGGCGAGCCGATGGAGGCGGTCACCGCGCGGATGACGCACTGGTGCCGCCGGTGGAGCGCCAAGGATCTGGCGCGCCTGCTGGACGTCAGCCCCCGCACCGCCGAGGGCTGGCGGTGTGGCAACTGGCCGCAGGGGCGGCACCTGACGGCGATGGTCGCCGAGTGGGGCACCGATTGGTTGGTGGACATCTACCGACCCGTCGCCGAAGACGCGGCCCTCGATCGCCGATTGGAGGCCGTCGAGGCCATGATTGCCAACATCAAAGAGGACTACCGCCATGCGCACCCCGCCCCGTCTGGCCCGACTGCTGCGCCGGGTGCATACGCGTCTGGCCGAGTGGCACGCCCGCGCGGCGCGCTGCTGGCAACGGCGCGAGCGCTGATTATCGGCGTTGTTCTGGGGGCGGGCGCGCTGCACGCCCTGCCACAGTTGCCCGACACGGTGGCGGGGCTGGCCCATGTGGCGGACGAGCCTGCGCGTGTGCCCCGTGGGGGTGGCGCCAAACGGGCCGTCGCGCGCCTGGCCGTGCGGTCTGCGCGGCGGGAGGGCTGATCCATGGTCGGTAAACGCATGTACACCAGCGCCGATATCATCGACCACCTGGAGGGCATGGAGCACGGCGCGGTGCTGTGCTGGACCCATGTGGCGCGGGCGCTGGGGTACAAGGACCGGCAGCCCGTGCGGCGGCATGCGCAGGCGCTGGCGCGGGTGGATACGGCGGCGCGCACGGTGACGTTGCCGTCGGGCAAAGTTTTGCGCCTCAAGCCCTCTGGACGGGACAGCGCACGGGCGGCCGAGGCGGCGCGGCGGCTGTCGGAATCGACGTCGGCGGGGCTGGCGGTCCATCGGCGTCAGCGGGCGGCAGAGCGTGTCCGCGCCGTGCTGGCGTTTCTGGACGATCTGGCGCGGCGCGAGGCGGTGCTCCGCCTATCTGATCTGGTCGGGGTGCTGGGCGTCGTGACGGCGGCCGGGGCCAGCCGGGCGTTGCGACGGATAGAGGGGCTGACGGTGACGCCCCGGTCCGTGACCCTGCCCGACGGGCGTGTGGTGCGGCGGAGCCAGGGCGGGAGTTCGGACCCGGCAGAGCCGTCGCCGCGGGACGACGCCCGGCGCGAGCGCATCAACGCGCTGGTGGCCTATTTGGACGAGTGCGACCGCACCCGCCGCCCCGTCACCCTGGACGGTTTGCGTTTGGCCACCGGCTACCGGTCGGGTGGCGCGGCGCGGAATTTCCTGCGCAGCCTGCCCGGCTACACCTGGGACTCCGACGCCATCGAACTGCCCGACGGACGACGTGTGGCGCGGTTGGCCCAGGGGCGCACGCTCCAGGCCAGCCGGCGCGGGACCGCCGCCAAGGGCAAGGGCAAGGGCAAATCCAACAGAAAAGGGCCGCGCGCGGCGGCCCGCCCGGCGGACTGTGACCGCCGGGCGCAGCCGGCTGCTTCCTCTCCGGCGCCGCGCGCCTCCCTGAAACCTACCGCCGAGGCTCGGGCAGCGTTCCCCCAGCTCCGCGCCTCGGCGGGTTTTTCCAGGTCGGGAGAGAATCGCCTGTCTGTGTCTGCATTTCCCGAGCCGGGCGGATGCCTGTGGCCCGAGGGGCATGTGGGCGAGCCGGGGTTCCATTTTTGCGGGGCCGAGGCCATGGCCGATAAGCCCTATTGCCCTGAACATGCCGCGCGGGCGTATGTTTCGCGGGTTCCGGCGGAGGCAGCGGAATGAGCGTGCCCCTCACATTCATCCGGCGCGGTACCCGCGACACCATCGCCGAATTGGTGGTGGTGCGCGAGGGCGTGCAGGTGGTTGTTGGGCTGGCCGACGCCGATCTGGAGCGGTTGGCGCGACAGGCCCTGGCCGTGCTGCCTGATCGGGGCGAGGTGCGGCGATGAGCGGCCTCGGCACCATGATGACCGGCGGCAAGCCTGTCGGGCGCGAGCGGAGCGCGGCGGACTTCTATCCGACTCCTCCGGCGGCCTCTTGGCCGTTCGTCCAGGCGGTCGACCCGGCCATCCGCGCGATTTCGGGCGGGCGCGTTTGGGAACCGGCGTGCGGCGATGGGGCGCTTGCCGAGACCTTGCACGCCGCGGGCCTGGAGGTGACGGCGACGGACCTGCACAGCTACGGCTACGACGGCCAGTTCCAGACAGTGGATTTTTTGCGCACCCGGCGCGCCCTGGCGCCCGTGGTGGTGACAAACCCGCCGTTCAATCTGGCCACCGAGTTCATCGAGCACGCGCTGGGACGGCTGCGGGTCGAGGGCCTGGGGTTGCTGCTCAAGGCCACGTTCTGGCACGCCGGCAGCCGAGTCGGCCTGTGGCGTCGGTTTCCGCCGAGGGCGATTTACCCCCTGGCGTGGCGTGTGGACTTTACCGGAGAGGGGGCGAGCACCATGGACCTGACGTGGTTTTGGTGGGGTCCGGGGGCGACTGGACACTGCGAGGTGCGCCCGCTGGAGCGGCCCGACCGCCTGCCCGAGTCGTTGGCGGCGGCGTGGCGTCCGCCAGCGGCCATGCGCGACCCGGCGCGCGAGTTGCAGGGGAGCCTGGGCCTATGACCGGACCGATCGTTCACACCTGCGCCGCGCCGGGGTGCTCGGCATGGGGGCTTTACGGCGAGGGCGTGCGGTTGCGCAGGGGCAAGCTGGGAACCTGGTGGTGCCCGGCGCATGTGCCTGCCCGGCTGATTTCCTCCAGGCGGAAAAACGCGGCGGCAGCGGCTGACGGCGGCGAGTCGGAGGTGATTTCCTCTGCCCCCGAAGGACGGCTGCTATGACCCGTGCCATGTTCCCGTTGACGCGCAACGGCGGGTCTGCCTATTGTGATGGTGTCGACACGAAAACGGTGTCGATGCGGCTCGACCAAGGCCGCAACCGTCACTCTGGGCGCCTGACCCGCGCCGCGCCATGCTGCGCGGTTTTCCTATGGTCGGGCACGTGCGTTACCCTTCGGGGTAGCCGGCTACCTAGAGGGCCGGTTCTTGGTCGAGCGTGCGTGTCCGGCCGCCAGGGCTTCGGCCAAGGGCTCTGCGGTCGGTTGTTGAAACCGATCTCTAGGAGCCTCGCCATGGCTGACATGCGCGTGACCGGGCGGAATCCGTCCGCCATCCCAACCGATATTCCATCGCCGCCCATCGTGCCGCCGGCCAGCCAAGGCCGCCGCGACGGGCGCGTCGTATTCTGGGCTGTTCCCACCACCGGGCGCGAAACCGCCGATTTTATCATTGGCCGCGCCATGGCTTCTGAGGCCATCCCCACATTCGCCCGGTCGTCGGGCCTGCTGTTCGCGGTTCTGCGGGATCTGGCGGCGCACGGCTCGCGCGGGCACCTGCACGGCGTTGCCGTTGCGCTGTCCGAGGCCCTGGCGAAAGGGGGGGTGCGATGACCGGCCCCGGCACCCTCCCTGACCGTTTCCTCGACGACCTGCGCGACCGCGTCGGCATCGCTGACGTGGTTGGCCGTGTGGTCAAGCTGACCAAGGCCGGGCGCGGCGAATACAAGGGGCTGTGCCCCTTCCACGGCGAGAAGACTCCCAGCTTCACCGTCAGCGAGGACAAGGGTTTTTTCCACTGCTTCGGCTGTCAGGCGAACGGTGACGTGATTGCCTTCGTGCAACGGCACCAGGGCCTGGGGTTCCGCGAGGCCGTGGAGGATCTGGCAAGCCGGGTTGGCCTGGAGGTGCCCCGGCCCGAGCGCCCCGCCGAGTCCGTCCAGCGCGAGCGGCGCATCCAGTCGCTGCGCGAGGTGCTGGAGGCTGCACAGGCGTGGTTCGCGGGCCGTCTCGGCGGTGCCGAGGGCGCGGCGGCGCGGGCGTATCTGGCTCAACGCGGGTTTGACGCCGAGAGCGCCGCGGCGGCGGGCCTGGGCTGGGCACCGCGCGGCGGGCTGGTGGCGCATCTGCGCGGGCGGGGGGCACCGCTGGAGTCCCTGGTGGCGTGCGGGCTGGTGCGCGACTACGACAGGCGCACGGTGGAGGTGTTCCGCGAGCGGGTGATGATTCCCATTCTGGACCGCCGGGGGCGGCTGGTCGGCTGGGGCGGGCGCGTGCTGGACGACCGGCAGCCCAAGTACCTCAACAGCCCGGAGTCGGACGTCTTCCACAAGGGCGGTTTGCTGTACGGCCTGGATGTGGCGCGCGAGGCGGCGCGACGGACCGGGCGGTTGATCGTGGTGGAGGGCTACATGGACGTGCTGGCCCTGCGCGCCGTGGGCATCCGCGAGGCCGTAGCGCCGTTGGGCACGGCCCTGACCGAGGACCAAATGCGGTTGCTGTTCGACGTGGTGGCGGAGCCCATTTTGCTCATGGACGGCGACGCGGCCGGGGTGCGGGCGGCGGCGCGGGCCTGCGAGCGCGCCTTGCCCATGTTGCGTGGCGGGCGCGACCTGCGTGTTGCCAGCCTGCCGCCGGGCCGCGACCCGGATGACTTGGCGCGCGGTGTCGGCGTGGCCGCCATTGAGGCGGTGCTCGCCCATGCGGTGCCGTCGGATGAGATTTTGTGGCGGCAGGTGTCGCGCGGTCGCGTGCTGGACAGCGCGGCGCGCTGGGTGGCGCTGGGCGAGGAACTGGACACGTTGGCGGCGCGGGTTTCGGACCCGGCGCGGCGCGAGTCGCTGCGGTTGGCGTTTCGCGACCGGGTGATACGGCTGCGGCTGGGCAAAGCGGCGCGGCGCGACATGGCGCTGCCCGCACTGGCGCGCACGCCGGGCCTGCATGCGGTGTTGCGGCGGGCGGTGACCGTGGGGCTGACGGAACGGGCCTGGGACAGGCTGATGAGCCTGGGTGTGCCCGAGGACGCCCCATTCCGCGCCGGTGCCGTCGGCACGGCCTGGGTGCGGGAGAGCCTGACGCCGGGTGTGTTCCAAATTGCCGATCCGCGCGTGCATGAGCATGTGTTCGCGGCCTACCTGATGCCGGTGCTCTCGGCCCCCCTGCCCTGGCCCGAGTGCCAGTGGCGCGAGGTGCTGCCCGAGGACGTGGTCGATCTGGTGGCCTGGGACGTGGCCGACCCGACGCGCTGGTTGGTGGCGCGCGGGGTCGAGCCGTGGCTGGGGCGATCCGCCGTGGAGACGGCGCAGGCGGATGACGGGCCGCTGACCCTGCATCCGACGCCGTTGGACTGGCTGCGGGCGCGCGGACACGGGGCCGTGTGGCTGCCGGGGCGCGCGGCGGCGGCGGGGTGCGACAACCTGCGCGCGGCGGTCGAGGGTATCCCTCGGCTGGTCTGCGCCGACCACGACCATGCGGCCCTGGTGGACAGGGCGTTGAAAACGCGCCGGAGCCTGGAACGGCCCACGGTGAGCTATGTCGCCAGTGCGGACAGCGCGAAAAGCGCGGCGGCTTGAGGGAGGGGACAATGTCAGAGGTTGTTGTGGATTTGCGTGGGGCGGGCGGCCGGAAATCGGCGCGGCGGCCTATGGCGGCATCTGAGGGTGACGTCACGAAACTGGACAGGCAGCTCGCATTTGAGCCCAACAACGACCTGGGCAACGCCCGTCGGCTGCTGGCGCGTCATGGCGACGCCCTGATGCACGTGAGCGAGGTCGGGTGGCACGCCTGGGACGGGCGGCGATGGTCCGAGGGTGACGGCGACCTGAGGGCGCGGCGGCTGGCGCACGAGACGGCGGAGGCCATTCGCGGTGAGGCGACGGCGTTGGAACAGGACGGGTGCGACGCGGAAATCGTGCAGGCGCACCGCAAATTCGCCAGTTCCTGCGGCAACTCGGGGCGCGTCTCCAACATGTTGCAGGAGGCCGTTCCCTACTGCACGGTCGAGCAGGACGAATTGGACACCGACCCCTGGTCTCTAAACCTGGCCGACGGTACGTTGGATCTGCAAACCGGGCAGCGGAGGCCCCATCGCCCAGGCGACCGGATCACGCGTGTGTGCCCGGTTGGGTTCGACGCGGCGGCGCGGGCCCCGGTTTTCGAGCGGTTCCTGGAGCGGGTTCAGCCAGACCCGGAAATGCGGTCGTTCATTCAACGGGTTATCGGTTATACGGCCACCGGAACGGCGCGCGATCAGGTGATGTTTTGCCACTATGGCCGGGGCGCGAACGGCAAATCGACGCTCATGGATTTGGTGGCGTGGGTGCTGGGGGACTACTCGGCAACCGTGCCGTTTGCCTCATTGCTCTACGACGACCGACGACGGGGCAGCGAGGCCACGCCGGACCTCGCCCGGTTGCCACGCAAACGGTTCGTGCGCGCGGCTGAGCCAGACGTCGGCGCGCGGTTCAGCGAGTCCATCATCAAACAATGGACGGGCGGCGAGGAGGTGACGGTGCGCCACCTCAACCAGGGATTTTTCGATTTCGTGCCGATCCTCAAGCTGCATTTGTCATTCAACAACAAGCCGAGCGTGCGCGGCCAGGACGACGGCATTTGGCGGCGGCTCATACTGATCGACTGGCCGGTGACCATCCCCCGAGAGGAGCGTGACCCGGAGTTGCCCTCCAAGTTGCGGGCCGAGGCGTCGGGGGTGCTCAACTGGATCATCGACGGCGCGTCGGAGTACCTGGAGCGCGGGCTGGAAATCCCCGAGGTCGTGCGCGCGGCAACCGAGGACTACAAGGCCGAGAACGACCCTGTGAGTGGGTTCCTGGCGGCGGCGGTCGCGCGGCGCGAGGGGGCTACGACGGGAGCTAAAACGCTGTTCGACGCCTATGAACGATGGTGCCGAGACAACGGGTACGAGGCCATGAGCAAGACGATGTTCGGGAGGGTTCTTGGCGACAAGGGCTACCGCAAGTCCAAAATTGGGACGATTGTCTACCATGACGTGGAGTTGCGCCTGGAGTTCTGGCCGGAGGCGCCGGGCGGCGGCGACATCTGATGCGCGGCTGTTGCGGCGGTGCGGCGGTGCGGCGGCGGCTGTTCGGCGGCGGCTGTTCGGGTTCCTGCGGTGCCCGGATACCCATTCGCGCGCCCTGCCGCCGCCGCGTGGGTGCTTGCCAAACTGTCCAACTGTCCAAAACTGTCCAGGATGAAAAGCGCAATCGTATCAGTGATTTAAGGACAGTTGGACAGTTTGGACGGTTTCCCCGGCCTCCGGGGGTGCGGCTGGGCGCGTCCCGTGAGAGGTTCGGGTAACTGTCCAACTGTCCAGAAAGACAGGTTAAGTTATTGAAAGGGTTTGGAAAAATGCGGCTGCAAACTGTCCATGAAACTGTCCGGGAACTGTCCAGACCCTCCGCCGCCGTTCCGGCCTGCGACATCGAGGGGCTGTTGCGGTGGACGTACGGGACGCACCGGGCGCACGACGTTGCGTGGTGCGAGGCCGTCGCGGCGCGGGCTGCGGCGGGCGATGGTCTGGCTCGGGTTCTGGCGGCGGACCTGCCGCGCGAACTGCGGGCGGTGCCGTCGTCTGGTCCTCGGCTTGCCATGATGGCGCGGTTGGGTACGCTGGTCGACGGTGGATCGGTGGCCGATGCCCTGGACATGGACATACCCGCTGGCGCGCGGGCCCTGCATGGGCTGGTCATCTGCCTGCCCGAGGATGTTGCAGCAACGGTAATGCACCATGCCACACGGGGATCGCGGCCGGTGCTGATGGAGGACGCCGACCTTGCTCCTCGATTGGTCGAGGATCGAGACGCTCCGGTTGAGCTGGACGCGCGGCGGCGGCGGATGGTTTGCGCGGTGCGCCCGGACCCGGACCGGTTCTCAGTGGCGGAGGTTGAGGCCGCCCGAGCGGCGTGGCGGGTCTGGTGGAGCGCGCTCAACTGGCTGGAGTCCGAGGCTCTGGACGTGGTGGGGGAGTGGCGCATGCGGCCGTGGCAGGTGTCGGTGGAGCCGTGGCGCGAAAATGTCGGTTGACGACGACGATCGTTTGGAGGCACTGTTCATTCTGTCGCAGTACGCAAGATGATCAAGCCCGCCCCGGGGAACCGGCGGCGGGCTTTCTCGTGAGGCGGACAACCTCGCGGCGCGGGTCCTTCCTGGCCTCCAAAGCAATACGGGTGGCTAGAGCGCTTGGGTTTGCTCGTGAGGATGGGGTTGAAAAGGCTGAAGTTCACCGGGACTTCACCACTGAATTGCTGAGGTTGAGGCCGATGATGGACACCGTGACCAAGGGGCAGTTTGCCGAGATGGTCGGGCGCGGACCGTCGGCTGTGAGTAATTGGATTAGAGACGGAAAGCTCCACGGCACGGCTCTTGTTGGAGCGGGGCGGATGGCACGTATCCGCCCGGATGTTGCAGCGGAACAACTGGGCATGACGCTGGATCTGGGGCAACAGTTGGCGCAGGACAGGCCGGTCACGGCTGCAAGCGCCTGGGCTGGAGCGCCACGGGTTCGGCGAGTGCAGACGCCCAGTGGCGAAACGCTGCCGCCGGGGTCGGTGAACGATTCCCAGGCGCGGCGGGCGCTGGCGCGGGCGGAACGCGAGGAATTGGCTCGCGACCGTGAGGTGGCGGAGGCCAAGGCGTCGTCGGGCGAGTACGTCCGTGCGAAGGATGCCGCCGCCGCGTTCGGTGGGCACCTGACGGGCTACGTTACCGCAACAGAGCAGTGGCTGGTGCAGGAAGTGCCGGGGATGCTGGCCGCACAATTCGACGTGGACCAGCGGGCCGCCGGGCTGCTGCTCAAGCAAAGGTTTCGCGAGTTGCGCGGGCGCCTGGCGCGCGAGAGCCGAGAGACGGCGGAGGCGCTGCCGGAGATCCTGGGCGATGGCCACGACGACGAGGACGAGGCCGGCGACGAGGATGCGGAGGCACCGCCGGCAATGATCTGAGGACACGCGGCATGACCCACTATCGTCCGCTGGCGAACCCGGAGCGGCTGGCGGCGCTGACGGCCGCGTCGGTGCTGGAGCCGCCGCCCCCGGTGGACTTGGTGCGGTTCGCCGCCGAGAAGGTCAGGTTTGGTGCCGAGAGCCCGTTTCCCGGACCCTACGACCACGACAAGTTTCCGTTTTTCAAGCGCCTCCTGGAGGTGTGTTCGCCGGACCACCCGGCCAGCAAGGTGTCTATTTCCAAGGGCGCCCAGCTGGGCGGCACGGTTCTGGCGCAAATTTTGGTGGCGGCCATATTGGACATGGCGCCCTGTCAGGTGCTGTACGTCCACCCCAACGACGGCAACGCCAAGAAATGGCTGCGCAGCAAATTCCGCCCGATGCTCAAGGCGTCGTCGGCCCTGGCGACGCTGATGAAGCCTGAAGGCAGCCGCACCGGCTATTCCGCCCTGTACTGGGAGCGCCGGGACGAGCGCGGCAGCGTACAGATGGCCTCGGCGCAGTCGCCAACCCAATTGTCCATGATGTCCTACCCCATCCAGATCCAGGACGACCTGGCGAAGTGGGAGGGAGACAACGGGGCAGGCGACCCGGAGCAACAGGCGGACAGCCGAACCAAGGCGTTCCTGCGGTTCGGTGGCAAGATCATCAAGATTTCCACGCCGCTGGTGGAACCCGGATGCCGCATCACGCGCGCCTACAACCAGGGCACGCGGGAAACCTACCACGTGCCCTGCCCGCACTGCGACCACTACCAGCCGCTGGAGTGGGACAACATGCGGGAGACCATTGATCCGGCGGCGCCCGACGATGCGCATTTCACCTGCGCGGCGTGCGGGGATGCCATCCGGGAACACCACCGGCACCGCATCAATCTGCAGGGCCGGTGGGTGGCGGAGCGGCCGGAGGCGTGGGACGTGTCTTTCTACATCTGGTCGGCGTATTCGCCGCTGGAAAGCTGGGGCAACATCGCCCGGGCGTGGCTGGCGGCCAAGGGCAACCCACAGGCGGAGCAGGTGTTTGCCAACGACACCGTCGGCCGTGCCTACCACGTTTCGTCCGCGGCGCCGCCGTGGGAAGGGCTGCGCGACCGGGCGGAGGCTATGAGCCTGCCGCGTGGCGTGATCCCGGCGGGGTTCCTGTTGCTGACGGTCGGCGTCGACTGTCAGGCGGACCGCATCGAGTGGCAGGCCGTGGCCTACGGCCCGCAGATGCGGCGGTGCGTGGTGGACGTCGGCGTGATCGACCACGCCGTCACGGACACCGAGGGGCAGAAGCGCCTGGGCGCGCTGCTGGACCGCACCTGGCCGGACACCTTCGGTAACCGGCGCGAGTTCGACCTGATGGGCGTGGACGCCAATGCCTACACGCAGGACGTCCACGCCTGGCACAAAAAGCTGGGCACGCGGAAGGGCCGGGTTCTGCTGGTGCGTGGCCGCCACGGCGACAACGCGCCCATCCTGGAGCGCGTCAAGTTCGAGCGGAAGCCGGACGGGACGACGGTGCGAGCGCAGAAGAAGTGGTACAACGTCGGCGTCAGCGTCTTGAAGAATTCGCTGTACGCCCACTTAAAGAAAGACGATCCAAGCGAAATGGGCGCTGTGCTGTTCGTCCGTGACCTGGGAGACGAATACTTCCAGCAGTTGACCAGCGAAGTCCGCAAAAAGGTCAAGACGTCTGTCGGAGAGGTGTACCGTTGGGTCCTACCAAGCGGGGCCCGCAACGAGGCCCTGGACACCCACAACTACGCCACGGCCTGCGCGATCCGGCTGCGGTGGGCGGTGATGCCAGATGACGACTGGGCGCGCATGGCGGAACGCATGGAGGTTCCGCTGGAACCCCAGGGGGACCTGTTCGGAGGCGGCATCGCCCCCGTCCCGCCCGCGCCCGCTGCCGCGCCGCAACCGGGCGAAGCCGAGCCCCCGGACGCAGAGCCGAAGAAGACAAGCGGTCGACCGTCGTGGATGGAGCGGATGGCGGCCCTGAACCGGAGCACATGACCATGACCGACCAGGAGCGGCTGGAGATGCTGCGGGCGTCGCGCGACGCGCTGTTGACCGGCAAGCGCGTGGCCACGGTGAGCAGCGACGGCACATCCGTGGGCTATTCCCAGGGCGCGAGCCTTGGGGCGCTGAACGCCGAAATCCGTGCCCTGGAGGTCAAGCTAGGACTGGCGCCGCGCCGCCGTCCGCTGCGCCCCCGATTCTGAAAACCAGCGAGGCAGCCATGAGCAACCGCACGTCGAGCCTTGTGTCGGCCGACGGCACGCCGCTGCGCATCACCGCCGCCGCCGACACCGCGCACCGTGCCGCCACGGTCTACGGGCAGGAGGCGGCGCGGTGGTCGCCGGGGCTGCGTCCCGCCGATGCCGAGATCGGGCCGGAGCGCGACCGCATTGTCGCGCGCAGTCGCGACATGGGCCGCAACAACGCCTGGGTGTCGGGCGGCGTCCAGCGGTCCGTCGATCAGGCCATCGGCTCGACGTTCCGCCTGAACTACCTGCCGGACTGGCGGGCGCTGGGGATCGCGCCGGAAGAAGCGCGGGCCTTCGCGCGCGAGGTGGAAGCCGCATGGCGCATGACGGCGATGGATGACCGTTGCCCGATGGATGTCCAGGGGCGGCTGCCATTCGCGGCGCAAATGGGGTTGGCCTACAGGCAGACGATCGAAGACGGCGAAGCCCTGGCGTTGGTCCACTGGAAGCCGCGTCGGTGGACTGCTTGTCGCACAGCGATTCAGATCGTCGACCCCGACCGCCTGCGCAACCCGTCCGGCAAGCCGGACGGGCCGATGCTTCGGCGGGGGATCGAGATGGACGCCGACGGTGCGCCTGTGGCCTACCACATCACGCGGTCGCACCCCTACGCACCGTGGGGACCTTTCGGGCTGGTCGACACGACGCGTGTGCCGCGCACCACGCCACACGGGCGGCGGCGTGTGCTGCACTTCTTCGAACCGTCTCGGGCGGACCAGAGTCGGGGCCGGTCGGCCGTCACGCAAGGGCTGATAAAGGCATTCATGCTGGACCGCTACGAGGGGCTGGAGATGCAGGCCGCCGTGGCGAACGCGGTGTTCGCTGCTTTCATGGAAAGCCCGCATGATCACCAGGGGTTCGCCGACGCCCTGGGCGAAGGCGACAGGGCCGATCCGCTGTCAAATTACCAAGATGCGCGGCTCGATTACTACGAAACAGCAGGCCGCCCCACGATGGACGGCATGAATATTCCCATGCTGTTCCCCGGAGAAAAGATCAACTTCGTCTCGGCGATGCGGCCCAACGCGGCTTTTGAGGGGTTTGTCCGCACCTCGCTGCGTTACGTCGCGACGGCGCTTGGGCAGTCCTACGAGCAATTGGCGCAGGACTGGAGCCAGACGAACTATAGCAGCGCCCGGGCAGCCCTGCTGGAGAGCTGGAAATACCTGCTGGCGCGGCGAGGCCACTTCTCCGCCGGGTTCGCTACGCCGGTGTTTGCTTTGTGGCTGGAGGACGCCGTGGACTCCGGCCTCGTGCGGTTGCCGCACGGTGCGCCGGGCTTCTGGCAAGCCTATCCGGCTTGGGTGCGCGCCATGTGGATCGGCCCCGGCCGTGGCTGGGTCGACCCGGTGAAAGAGGCGCAGGCGGCCGGCATCCGCATGGACAACGACCTGTCGACGCTCCAGCAGGAGGCGGCAGACCAGGGACTGGACTGGGAAGAGGTCCTTGAGCAGCACGCGGCCGTGGATGACCACCGCCGGGCGCTGGGCCTGTCGGGCCGCAAGCCGTCAACGGTTCCGGTGGATTCGGATGACGATCCGGACGCGGCTGACCGGGCCGAACGCCAGCAGCAGAGCGCGGCGCGGCTGACCGAGTACGAGGGCAAGATGGCCGCCTTGCAGGCGGCCGCGCAGGCCCGGCAGCCCGGCAACATGGAGTAGAGACGATGGCGAGCGCGTTCGAGCGGGCGCTGGGTGAGCCGTGGCTCATCCACGAGCCTGCGCTGTGGACGATCCTGGAGATCGCCGATCGGCAGCCCGTGACCGACGAACTGATCCGCCAGTGGAAGGCGGGCGCGGAGCCCGCGCCGTCGCTGGTGGAGTTGGAGGTAGGGGCGGCACTGTCTGACGAGCATCCGCGCGTGAGGGTGCGGGACGGCGTCGCCGTGGTGCCCGTCCAGGGGCCGATATTCCGCTACGCCAACCTGTTCACGGCGTTCTCGGGCGGCACGGCGCTGTCGTCGTTTGCTCGGGACTTTCGCGCCGCGCTGGCCTCCGGCGCGGTGCGGAGCATCCTGCTCAACGTGGACAGCCCGGGCGGCGAGGCGCGCGGCATTGCGGAGATGGCGCAGGCCATCCGTAACGCGGGCGGCACCAAGCCGGTGGCGGCGTACACGGGCGGTTCGTCCGCATCGGCTGCCTACTGGCTGTCGGCGGCGACTGGCGAGGTGACGGCGTCGACCACCGCCCTGGTGGGCTCCATCGGCACGGTGGTGGCCATGCGCGACACGCGGGAGCGCGACGCCAAGGCCGGCGTGCGGGAGGTCAAGTTCGTCTCCAGCCAGTCGCCCTTGAAGCACGCCGACCCTACCAGCGAGGCCGGGGCGGCGCAGCTTCAGGCGCTGGTGGACCGGCTGACCGAGGAATTCGTCGGCGCGGTCGCGCGCTATCGCAGAACCGACGCCGAGACCGTCCTGCGCGACTTCGGGCAGGGCGGCGTGCTGGTGGGAGAGGACGCCCGGCGGGCCGGCATGGTCGACCGCATCGGGACGTTCGAGGACACCCTGCAGCAGATGACCCGGGCCGGCAGCAAGCCGGCCTTTTTCGTGGCGGCCGGCGGGCCGCGCAGCAACAGCGAGGAGACCCACTCCATGACCGACACCACCGCGCCCGCCGCCGAGAGCGGCGCGGCCCCGGTCCCGGCCGCCACCCCGGCCGGGACGAGCACCTACACCAAGGCCCAGCTGGACGAGGCCGTGGCCAAGGCGACCGCCGAGGCCACGGCCGCCGAGCGCACCCGCTGGCAGACGGTGCTGGGCAACGCCGAGGCCGAGGGGCGGCAGAATGCCGCGCGGGCCATGCTGGCGACGGACATGGCCGCCGATGACCTGGTCAAGGTGCTGGCGAGCCTGCCCCAGCAGAGCCCGTACGCCAGCGGCGGCGTGCTCGGCCTGGGGGCAGCCATGGCCGCCGAGCCGAACCCGACCGTCGGGGCCGCCGCCGGCGGCGACACGCAGCCGTCCCAGGTGGACAGCATCCTCAACAACGCCCGCGCCGCCGGCGTGAACCTGAAGAAGGGGTAAGTCACCATGGAGACAAGCACCCAGTCCTTCACGCCGGCGGCCCTGTTCGCCAGCGACTACCCGGTCAAGACGGAGGTGGAGACCATCGCCTCCGGGGCCGGCGCGCTTGCGGTCGGCACGGTGCTGGGCCGCATCACCGCGAGCGGCAAGCTGGTGGTGTCGGAGAGCGGCGCCAGCGACGGCAGCCAGACGCCCGTCGGCCTGTTGGCCGTGCCGGTGGACGCGTCGGCCGCCGATGTGACCGCCCCCGTCTACAAGTCGGGCGACTTCTTCGCCTCCGCCCTGACCCTTGGCACCGGCCACACTGTGGCGTCCGTGCGCCTGGCGCTGGACGGCACGCCCCTGTTCATTACCGACTAAGGAGGGACGGCCCGATGGTCGGCACCTACGATACCGCCACGCTGCTGGGCGTCATGCAGCAGCTGGACGAGCCGGACGAGTTCCTGCTCAACACGTTTTTCCCGCGCGTCTTCACGTTCGACACCGAGGAAGTCGACCTGGACAAGGTGTCCCCCGATGGCAAGACGTTGGCGCCGCTGGTGCTGCCGGACGTGCCGGCCGAGGCGAAGCAGCCCGGCGGCTACCAGACCACCAAGATCAAGCCCGCCTACGTCAAGCCCAAGCACGCCGTGAAGCCGGACCACGTCTTGGCCCGTCGCCAGGGAGAGAGCTTCGGCGGGGAACTTCCGCCTGCTGCGCGCCGTGACGCCATCATTGCCGACCTGCTGCGCATCCAGCGCAATCAGATCATCCGCCGCCGCGTCTGGATGGCCGCGAGCATCCTGACCACGGGCAAGATTACGCTGGTGGGCGACAAGTACCCCAAGCGCGTCGTCGACTTCCAGCGCGACGCCAGCCTGACCAAGAGCCTGACTGGCACGGCGCGCTGGGGCGAGAGTGGCGTCAAGGTCCTGGACACCATCGAGGACTGGGCCGGTGCGGTCGCCGACAAGGGCAACGGCGCGCTGGCCAACCAGGTGGTCATGGACCCCAAGGCGTGGCGTCTGGCCCGGACCGACGAAAGCTTCCTCAAGCTTCTGGATGTCCGGCGACAGGCCAGTGGGTCCATGGAGCTTGGACCGTTAGCGGTAGGTAGCCGGGGCAATAAGCTTCGGTATCTGGGCAGTATCGGCGATTTCGACTTCTGGCAGTACAGCGAGGATTACACCGACGATAGCGGTGCGAAGCAGAAGCTGATCCCCGACTACGGCGTCATCCTGGCCGGCGGCGACCTTCAGGGCGTCCAGGCGCATGGCGCCATCCTCGATCCCAAGGCCGGCTATCAGGCGCTGGAGTTCTTCCCGAAGAACTGGGTGCCCGATGACCCGCCCGTCGAGCAGCTGATGACGCAGTCGGCGCCGCTGGTGGCGCCCGGCGAGCCCAACGGCTGCCTGTTCGCCACCGTCTGGAACCCGTAAGGGAGGGCTGACCCATGGCAGCGAAGAAGGAGGCGACCGCCACGGTTGATGTCGTGGCGGTCGCGGAAATCTCCACCGGCGACCGGGTGGTCGCGGCCGGCGAGCGGGTCTCCCTGCCGGTGGCCACGGCCGATGCGCTGGTGGCGCAGGGCCAGGCGACGCGGGCCGCGCCCGACCCGCAGGACTATGGCGACGGTGCCGACAGCGCCGGTGGGGATGGCCCGGCGCCCCCGGCCGGCGGGCCGGGTGAAGCGCCCGGTGCCGGCTAATGCCCGGCATCGGCATCCACCAGGCCGCCATGATCGCGGCGCGGCAGGAACACCTGGGACACGCCGCCACCCACACCCGCGACGGCGTCGACACGCAGGTGCGGGTGGTGGTGGTCGACCGGCCCGAGGAGGCGGATCTGCTGGAGGCTCGCGTAAACGGCGGGCGGGTCATGGTGGACCTGGCGGCTGCCGAGGTGGCCCAGCCGCGGGAGGGGGACCGCGTTACCCTGACCGAGAGCGGCACAATCTACGAGCTGCGCGGAGAGCCGTTGCGGCGCTCCGGCGGCCATTCCTGGCGGTGCGCGGCGCGGCGCGTGTCGACATGAACTTTCCCCGAAACCCTGAACAGGCGGAACAGCCATGCCGGGATCCACGCCGGAGGCCGTGACGGCGGCTGTTGTGGCGGCGCTAGGCACGGTGCCAGGTGTCGCGACAGTGGAGCGCATGCGCGTCGACACCGTGCCCGACGACCTGTTGCCGGCCCTGCTGGTCTACGAGGATAACACTACTCAAGGCGATGCTCCCGCACGGCTGCCGCCGGGCGGGGCGCCGCTGGTGATGGTGACCGAGGCGCTGGACGTGGTCGGCATGGTGTCGCGCCCGACCGCCGCCGAGGCCGCGACGGCGCTGAATGCCCTGCTGGACAAGGCGTGGTCGGCGCTGTTGGCGGATCAGGCGCTGCGCGGTCTGGCCGGGGCCAACGGCGGGATCACCGTCGAGTCCGTCGAGCGGCAGTTCGATCCCGATGGGGACGGCTGCACGGCGGCGTTCGGCCTGCGGCTGATGGTCAGCCACCCCTATCAACCGGGAGCTTGAGAGCAATGATTACACCCATTACCGGGGACTACACGGTGGGCAAGGGGCTGGTGTTTTTCCAGGCCCAGGGCTCGGCCGTGTGGGAGGAGATCGGCGATGTCGACAACCTGGACGTCACGGTCGAGGTCGAGGAACTGGAGCGGCGCTCCAACCAGTACGGCGTTGCCATGCTGGCGCATTCCGCCGTCACGCAGGTTGGTGGCACGGTCGAGATGACGGCCATGCAGATGACCGACCGCAACCGCGCGCTTGGCATGGCTGGTGACAGGGAGACCATGAGCCAGACGGCCGAGACCGCGCAGACCATGACGGTGACCGGCGTGGCGGCGGGCGGCATCTACATGCTGCCGGCGCTGTCGGTCTCCAACGTGTCGGTGGACGATGGCGAGGCGACGGCTACGTCCTACACGCTGGGCACGCACTACGAACTGGACGCCGAGGCGGGCATGCTCAAGGTTCTGTCGCTGCCGGAGGGGTCCGGCGCCGACATGGTGGTGACCTACGACACCGCCGAGATCAGCAGCGGCCTGCAAGTGGGTATCGGCGGCAATCCCAACCAGCGCGGCGCGCTGCGGTTCCGGGGGGTCAATGATATCGGCGTGCGGGTCCTGGTGGACCTGTGGGACGTGCAGCTTCGGCCATCCGGCGCGCGATCGTATATCAGCAGCGAGTACGCCAGCGTGCCGCTGACCGGCAAGATTTTCGCGGTCCCAGGCAAGGCGCGGGGCTACGCGATGGGCATGGAGAGGACCCTGTGATGGCAAGCCTACTGGACATCGCGGAGAGCCGCGAAACCGTGACCGTACGCGGCACAGCCGTGGCGGTGCCGGGGATTTCCGCCGACGGCATAGCCCGGCTGCTCACGCGGTTCGATGACCTGCGCGGGCTGCTGTCGGGCGAGGTGGCGGACATTTCGGTGGAAGCCCTGGCAGGCACGGGGCCGCATGTGGTGGCGGCGGTGATCGCCGCTGGCACCGGGCTGCCCGGTGACGAGCGGGCCGAAGCCGTGGCGGGGGACCTGTCCGTGACCGAACAGATGGACCTGCTGGAAGCAATCCTGCGCGCGACGTTCCCAGCCGGAATGGGGGAGTTCGCCGCCCGCCTGCAGCGTCTGGCCGGGCAGGCGGGCGCGCCCGAGGTCGCCGTAGCGGCCGGGGACTGATACACCGGCTGGCGGAAGTTGTGGAGGCCCTGGCGGCCGACGGACACCCGGACCCTCTGCGTTATACCCCGCGTCAGGCGTTGGCCCTGGTCGAACTGGCCGGCCGGCGCCGGGCGCGGGAGATGGCGACGCAGCTGGGCCTGATGCGGCTGGCGCACCAGGGCTCGGTCAAGGACGTCAAAAAAGCCCTGAGGGAATTGGACTCATGGACCTGACTCTTGCGTTGCAGGGCAAACTGGACGAGGCCCTGCGGGAGCGTCACCAGCCCATCGCGCGGGCCGCGACCGAGGCCCTGCGCGAGGCGGAGGCCGACGGCAAGGCGGCCATCCGCGCCCAGGTCAAGGCCAACTTCCGCCGCACCCCGGCGGAGGCCAGGCAGCAGGGTCAGAATTTCGAGAAATCGTTCCAGTGGCGGACCTACCCCAGCAAGCGCCGGCAATACAGCCTGAACGCGGCCAGCATGGTCATGGCGCAGGCCGATTTCGCCGACGTGTTCGCCGCGGGCGGCAGCGTATCTGCCCGCGTTGGGCGGCTGGTGCTGCCGTTCCGGGTGGCGGAGCGGGCCGGGTGGGCGCGGCGCTGGGAGGTTCCGGGCAAGCGGTTGCGGCGGTTCCGGCGGTATTCCGACGTCGATGCTGCCAACAGGGCTGTCGGGCCGCTGTTTACGATTCCGGCGCGTGGAGGGTCGATCCTAGCAGCCGACCGGAAGAAGGCCAAGGCGGCCGGACTGAAGGGGTTGGGGCGGAGCAAAAAGGGTCGCGGGTTCCTACCGCTGTTTTTCCTGACGCGCTCTGTTGTGTTGCCCAAAAAGCTGGACTTCGATGGACCGGTGGAGAAGGCGCGGCGGGCACTGCCGGCTCTGTTCACCAAGCATTTTGAGGGAGACGGTGACTGATGGCTGGTCAGAACACGCTCAAGACTCGTCTCCAATTGGTGGGCGGGGATGCAGTCAGGAAGGACCTGCGGCAGGTGGGTACCGAGGGGCAAAATGCCTTCGCCGCGCTCCAGAAGGCGGCCAAGAGTAACAAGGGGGTCCTCGCCAGACTGAGCAAGAGCATCGCCGAAACCAAGGACGCCTGGAAGAAGGCCGCGAAAGCCTGGAGCGACGCGGGCAAGGCGTTTGATAAGGCTGGCAAGTCCTTCTCAACGGTAGGCAAAAACGTGGGCATCGCGACCGCCGCCGTTACCGGCGCCGGCGCGGCGCTGGCGGGACTTGCCTTCAAGTCGGCAGAGACATCCGACGCCCTTGGGAAGGCCGCGCAGTCGGTCGGCCTGTCGGTGGACGCCTACAGCAAGCTGTCCTACGCCGCCGAGCAGGGCGGGGCCAACCAGGAGCAGTTGCGCACCGGCCTTGTCAAGCTGAGCCAGGAACTCGGCCGGGCGGCGGAGGGCAACCAAAGCGCTATGGACAAGTTCGCCCGGCTTGGTATCGAGATCCGCGATGCTGGCGGCAACATGAAATCGACGGACCAAATTATCGCCGATCTGGCCGACCGGATGGCCGCCATGCCGGACGGAGCAGACAAGTCGGCGGCTGCCGTGGAGCTTTTGGGCGAGGCGGGTGTGCGATTGATCCCGACGCTGAACGGAGGGGCGGATGGACTCAAAGCCCTGGGCGACCAGGCAGAGCGGCTGGGCATCGCCGTCAGCGACAAGCAGGCGAAGGAGGCCGCCGCATTCAACGACGCTTGGGACAACGTGGCTCGGACCTTCGGAAACCTTGCGCGAGAGGTCGGCGCGGTCGCTCTTCCGGAACTGACGCGGTTGTTCGACTACATATCCTCCACTGTCGCCAGCAACCGACAGGACTTGGTTCGGTGGGTGGAAGACGGGTGGTCCTACGCCGTGCAGGTGGTGAAGGATTTCATCGCCGTCATTACTGGAGATGGCTCGGCTGTGAACCCCTGGGTCGCGGATCTGGTGGCCAAGGGTAGAGAGTTGGGGGAGCAGTGGATGAAGGCCATCAACGACGTGATCCTGCCGGCGTTGACGGCGTTCTGGGAGTGGTTGGATAAGATCGCGAAAATGATCGGCCTGGAGAGTGGGGCTCAACTTGGATTGATACTGCTCGTGGGGAAGTTATCAGGTGCATTTGGAACAATCGTTCCAGCAATCGCGGCGGTCAAGGGTGCTACCAAAGCTTTTTTCGCTGTTCTTAAGCTGGGCATACGCACGGCCATTGGCGCGACAGGTATTGGTCTCATACTGGTGGCCCTTGGTCTGGTCTACGAGTACTGGGACAAGATCAAGGCGGGTGCCCAGGCGCTGTGGGATTCATTTAAACGCATGTTTCCCGGGATGGCGGAGACCATTAAAAATGCGCTGGGTGATGCTGTCGATTGGGTCATCGGGCGGTTTGAGGCGTTATGGAGCCTCATTCAGAGGGTCTACCGCGCCGTCAGGGATACGTTGGCAGCGGCCGGAAACGCGGTTGGAGACGTACTGGGATTTTCTCAGGGGGGGGCTGTACACGGACCTGGTACGAGCACGTCAGACAGCATTCCGGCGCGGTTGTCTGACGGAGAGTTCGTTTTGCGGGCAGCGGCTGTGCGGTCGGTTGGTGTCGGATTTCTGAACCGACTCAACGCCTATGGCGCATCGATCCTAGATGGCCCGGCGCGGTTTGCCGATGGCGGTTTGGTGGTTGCCGGGGCTGGCGCGGGATCGTCTGTGGTCAACGACCACAGCATGAGCCTGTCGGACGTCACCGTGGTAGCCAACGACCCAGAGAGCCTGATACGCCAACTCAACGGTTACGCCGATCGCGGCGGACCGATGCGCCTGCGCGACTCATTGGTCGGCAGGCGCGGCGTGCGGTGATGCAGAAACCGATTAGTCCTCCAACCAGCATTCGGCGGTGCTGGGATTTGCGCCGCCTTCCGGAACCATGACCTGCACGGTTTCCACAGGGCCCTTCGCGTAGGCTAGGCCGGTGGCAAGGTAATTGCCAGACGAGTCCCTCAGGGCGCATTTAACCGTCACTGTGCTGCCAGCGTTCGGGAGCTGGCTGACGACGACCTTCCAGACGTTCGCGACGCCGGTGTAATCGAATCGCTCGACGGTTACTGCCATGGCGCTAGACGACGTGGCGGCCATAACGGCGAGGGCAAGGGCAAGGCGCTTCATGCTGACGCTCCTGTCAGGTGGTAAATAGAGTGGTTTTCACGCAACACGAAGCATCGTCCTTGGCTCGCGCCGGATGGTCAAGTGCGATGCGAGCGAATGACAAGTTTTTTTCGGGATAGGAGCGACCGACGGCCTTCACTTCGGGCTCAATGCTGGAGCCGGAATACATCGTCCAGTTCGTCGACGTTGTGCCGCAGTAAGGTTTCTCAGAACCTGGGAAAACTGAAAAGGGGGCCTCCTGTCAGGAGGCCCCCTTTTTGATACCCCGGTTTCGGGGGATCAATGGTCACAGTTAGCTTCGCAAGAGGGCAAGCCAAGATCACCGGCTATCGAGATAGCCGTGCTCACGCAACCACTCAGTAAGAATTTTCTCGACCATCGATGAGACCGATCGGACGTCATCCTTGGCCGCCTGTTCAATCGCCGCTTTTACCTCGGGCTCCACACGAAACCCGAGCGGATGCGTCTTAGCCATGTAGGCAATCCTCATACAATGTCGTTGACGTGCCACGACATTGTATGAGAACGTATCCATGAACACAACGAAAAGCGGCCCGCCGCGATGGTGGCTCATCGTCGGCGGGCCTCACCCCAAGCACCGGAGATAACCCGATGCAGGAAGCTGAGAAGCACCCTACCACGCCATGCCCCGTCCTTGAAGCCGCCCGCGAGTTGGCGCGGCTGGAGGTGGTTCTTTTGAAACTGGGCGAGGAAAGCGGCTCGCTGTGTCGCGGCTCGCCCGAATTTGAGGCCATCTGTCGTCAGGAAGCCTACTTCGGCGAACTGGCGGACGTGCAGCGCCAGCGCATCGCCACGGGCCGGGCCACCTCGCTCGGCGGTGCCATGGCGCAGGTGATGATCGCTGCAAGTTTAATGGATGTGCTGTCAAGCGATCTGCCGTCCCACATCCGCGTGGAGATGGCGCTGTACAGCGTGCTTGCGGTTCTAGAGCGAGAGGCCGGGATCGATCGGGAAGAGTTTGCCGGCGAAACCTACATGCCGGCCCGGCTGGACCCGCATTCCGCCGTTACCCGCCTGACCACCCCCGTCTGAGGTCCTAACGATGCAAGAGATTATTCCCATTTCCGCCGGCACCATCGACGGTGAGCCCGTGCCCACGGTGAACCTGCGCGACCTGCACGCTGCGCTGGGCGTCGGCCGCGATTTCGCAACCTGGGTTCGGGATCGCATTGCCAAGTACGAATTTGAGGAGGGGCAGGATTTTGTCGCCCGCCAATCCCCGAATCCGGGGATTGGCGGGCGCGGAGGTGACCGCCGATCCATCGACTACCACGCCACCCTCGACATGGCGAAGGAACTGGCGATGGTGGAGAACAACTCGACTGGCCGGAAGGTGCGTCGCTACTTCATTCAGGTGGAGAAGGAAATGCGCGCCCTTAAGCCCCCGGAGCCGCCCCGCCGCTGGACGCCGGAACCGCCCCAGACCCCGCCGCTGTCGCGCATGAGCAAGAGCGAGCGGAACAGTCTGGTCCAGATGGTCCGCACCGTGCGGGGCATTTTCGGCGAGGATGCCGCGGCGGAAGTTTACCGGGCAACGAACCTGCCGCAACCGCGCAATGCCTGGCTTGTCGAGCGTGCGCGGGAACCGGACCCGCAAATTCTGGAGGTCGGGCAGGCACTGGACGGAGAAGCGCTGCTGGAGTTTCTTCTAACGCAGCGGATGTTTCGGCGAGGGTCAAAAACCACCGTAGCCCGTATGTTGTGGCGTGCGCTTGGCGAGCCAGAAGCCCGAGCGCAAATGGCGGCGGCAGGTTTTTTGGTGAAACCGGAAGGCGATGCACGAACAGTTGCGATCGCAAAAGCAAGCCCCAAGATCGATGGGCTATTAGCATGCACCGATTGGGCCGGAGATTGGATGACGCCCTTGCTTCTTCTGCCGGGTTCTAGGCGTCACTACGGCTTGTCATTTCCCCAGCCAATTGGTTTCCGACAGGCGGTCATACTGCCTTTCAGCCTTCTTTGGGCGCACAGGCCAATGCAGCATAAATAGTCATCCGGAGCCGCCATGCGAATTATATACAGTGCAACGGGTCTATCCTCACTGGGCGGGATCGACTGGTCAAGCGCCATCCGAATCCCCTCCCCCGACGCGTTCCACTCCATCGACCCGTTTCGCGCCGCCGAGGACCGCCGGAGCCAGGGTGGGCGGTTGTTCTCCCGGCTGCTCTGGCAGGGCTGGCGGGGCGAATTGGTGTGGACGGTTTTGACCCAGGCCGAGCGCGACTCGGTATACGCGTGGTGGCAGGCCACCCGCGGCTGGCGCGTGCCCTTTGCCCTGGAGGACGACGACGGCGCCCGCTACCTCGGCACCATGCCGACCGAGATGTTTCCGCTGCGCTACGTCGGAGGCAGTCCGTCCGTCTACTCGATGGACGGCGCCGTGACGTTCGTTGCGACTGAGCGCGAGGTGCCCTGATGCGCATTCCCCCGCACCCCCTGTCCGTCGACCTCAGCGCCCCGGTTTCCGGGGCGTTTTTTGTGGTTGAGATCGAGCACGAGCACGGGACCGTGCTGCTGTCCGACCGCGCCGGGCTGCTCGGTGGGCGGTCGTTGCTGCCTGCGGTGTTGGCCTGGGGCAGCATCGAGGCTGCCGACGCAGACCTGACATGCGCCGCGTCGGCCCTGCCCGACTGGCTGGAGTGGTGGGCCGGGCGTCCGGCGCGAGTGTGGGAGGTGCCACCGGGCGCGACCGGGCTGACCGATGCGACGGTGGTGTGCGAGGGCGAGGTCGGTGGACAGCCGGAGGTCCAGGGCACCGAGGCCCGCCTACGCGTGGTGCCGCGCCGGTTGCGTCTGGCGCAGGTGCCGGATGCTCAACCCATCGATGCCGTCTCGTGGCCCGATGCCGGAGAGACAGCCCTCGGGCGCTATCCGGCGGAGGTCTACGGCACGGTGGATGATTGCCCGCTGTTGCCGGTGGCGTTGCCGCGGCACTCGGCCCTGTCGGCATCGGTGGAGCTCAACGCGACCGCGCTGCCGGTGGACGACGCGACGGTGTTTCCGGCAACAGCGGGCACGGTGGTTGTCGACGGTGTCAGCTACACCTACACCAGCCGCGATGACGCCACCCTGATGGGCGTGCAGGTCGTCCGCCCCCACCGCGCTGGGACGGCGGTGTCGCAGCCGGGGGCGGCGGTGTTTTTGGCCGCCGGGCACGCAGTTGAGGCCATCGGCCCGCGCCGGAGCGAGGGCCGGGTGGTCGCGGGCGGTGCCGTGGATCTGTCCGCCGCGACCGTCACTTACCCGGCGCTGCCGACGGTGGAGGATCTGGGGGACCTGCACACGTATACAGCCGAGTTCGACGCCGTGGCGACGGGATCGACGGCCACGGACGGGGCAAACGCTATCCGCGCGGCAACCGGACAGGTCACGCAGTCTGGCAGCACGGGCACGATCAGCAGTGACGGGCAATTCCTGTTCGTTCCGTTCCCCCGGCCCTCGGCCATTGGGGGGACGGACACTATTATTTTGGGCGGGTACACGGTCGCGTTCAGCGTCATCTACGCTGGCACCAACCGCCTGAGCATCACTATCGGCGGCGCGGTGGTCTACGTCGAGGACGGCGGAACGGTGGTCTACAACGCCTCGCCAGCCTCGTTTTTCTACCACGACAACACGGACCAACTGCCCATCCAGTTCGGCGGCCTGGGCGAAGGCGAGACCGCCAGCATCACGATCACCAGCGCCAGTCGAACGGTCACGCTGGGCAACGACGACACGGCGGCCTACGCCACGCTGGACCGGACGCACAACGTCCTCGCGGTCAGGCAGACGACCGACATGCCAGACCGTGGCCGGGTCGAGCGGGCGCGGCTGGCGGTCGAGTTTTGGCTGTCCGACGCGCTCCAGGCCGGGGAGAGTGTTGGTGTGTCGTGGCGTGGCAACAGCCTGGGCACGTTGCGGCAGACGACGGACGGTCGGACGACGGAAGATGCTACGGTATCCTTCGACCTGTCGCAGATCGGGTCGGCGCAGCTCCAGAGCAACAACATCGCCGTCAGCGCGTCGGGTGGTACGACACGGCTCAACAACGTGCCGACGGTTGTTCAGGCAACAGCTACTTTTTCATACGATGAATTGACACCTGGGATATGGCGAGGGAAGGCAATACTTGTTCCTCCCCCTAATGTTAAAGGCAAGTTGCATTATGCGACTGTTGTCGCGCAAAGCGGCTCAGGAAGCGCAACATTCGGCGTTCACGACTCCGTTACGTCAAGTATATTCAGCCAGTCGAGCAGTAGGTCAGACAGCGTTTCGTCAGGCGGAACGGAGACGACAGGTTTTTTCGTGTCCTCGGGGCAGGCTGTGCCGTGCGGCATCAGCCATACGACGCTGAGTCAAGGTGCGACGCGGCTTGAGAGCGTGACCGTTAACTGGGAGGTTGACCCCCTCTCCAACACAGACACCCCGGCCAGTGCCTCCCGGTCCTACCCCAACCCCAGCGTGCCGCTGTCGGGCAGCTACTCCGGTGGGTCCACAATCACGATCCCCGCGCCGGCCCGCACCGTCGTCAACTATTTCGATCTCCCCGAACGCGCTTGGTCGGATTTCACCGACCAAACCGCGAGCCTTACGCTCACCACGTCCCGCAGCGATCTTGCCGTCTACGTCGCCCGTGTCGTCCTGTTGCTGGAGTACCGGCCCGTCGCTCACCTGCCCGTCATCGACCTGACGGCCACGGTAACCGGCCGCAGCGGCAACCCGGCGGACGTGCTGGACGATCTGGCGCGGCGGCTGGGCACGCGGCTGGAGCCGCTGTCGGGCCGTCGGCTGCGGCGCTGGGCGGATGCGGTCGGGTGGGCATTCGCCCGGCGGATCGACGCGCCGACGGATGCAACGCAATTGCTCAACGATGCCGTGGCGCAGGTGCTGGCCGTGCCGGTGGAAACCGCTGACGGCCTGCGCGTGGTGCGACGGCTGGACGGGGCGCGCGCGGTGACGGAGATAGACGAGTCCGACCTGTTGCTGCCCGTGGTCGAGACCTGGACCAGCGTTGAGGACGTTACGACGCGCGTTGATGTGCGCACGGGGGCCGAGCGGCTGGTGTCGCGTGGCGGCAGGACAGGCAACCGGTGGGCATTGCTCGCCGGACGACAGGTCCGGCGCGAGGCCAGTGCCGAGGTATCGGCGGACTGGCTGCGCTCCGACGCAGTGGCGGCGGCCTACGCCGACGACTGGTTGCGCCTCAACGGCCCGCTGCGCCGGGTGGTGCGGCTGGATCTACCCTACACCTACGCCGCCCTGGAGGTCGGCGACCTGATCGCCCTGCGCGGCCAGACCTATGAGGTCGCGGAGGTCGTGCGAGACGGCGCTGGGTACCTGACCCTGAGTGCAACCCAAATCCCAACGGAGATATAACCATGGCTGTTACCGCCACCCTGTACCCGTCCGTCCTCTCGGCCATGACCCTGCCCGGTGCGACGATGGACCTGTCCACCGACACCCTGGCCGTGCGGCTCATGGGGGCCGCGTTTGCCTACAACGCGGCGCATACCGTGTGGGCCGACGTGTCCGCCAACGAGATCGCCGCGGGAAACGGCTATACCGCCGGGGGCCTCTCCCTCAACGGCCAGACGTTTGGCTCTGTCGGCAACGCCCTGGTGCTGGATGCCGACGACGTGCAGTGGTCGGCGTCGGGCGGTGATGTCGGCCCGGCGCACCATGCGGTGATTGTGGACACCACCGACGGCAACAAGCTGGTGGGCGCTATCGATTTTGGTGGCGCGCAGACTGCGGGTGACGGCACGCCGTTTAAAATCACGTGGTCTGCCGACGGCATCCTCGAAATCGCGATTGTGTAAGGGGGTCGACCATGACCAGGGCGAACCGCGTTAAACAGACGGTAACCGGCACCGGCACGGGGGATTTGACGCTCGGCGCGGCTCCCCTGGGGTACCGGACCGTGCAGGAGGGAATCGGCACGGGAGTTGAGTTTGAGGCGTCGGTCGAGCAGGGCGGCGCGTGGGAGATCGGCACCTACCGGGCCACTGCCGGTGGAGTGCTGGAGCGGGTGGCCGTCATTGAGAGCAGCAACGCCAATGCGCCGGTCAACTGGCTGGCTGGGGACAAACTGCTGTCGCATGGGGCAACGGCGCAGACCCTCGGGACCGAGGCCGTCTCTGACCTGGGCACGGTGTCGTCCGGTACTGTTACGCTGGACGTGTCCCAGGCCGGGTGGTTCCGGTGGGTCGCGGCTGGGGACCATACCGTTGACCTGACGGGCTGGCCTGTTGGTCGTGAGCGTCGTGTGCGTGCGCTGGTCACTGGCGCTGCCGACCACACGATTGCGTGGCCTGCTGGTGTGCGCTGGAGCGGGGGGGCGCCTGTGTTTTCGCCGTCGAGTGGCGGGCCGCCGGACGTATCGACGGCGACGTACGCCAACAAAAGCAAGTCGGTAGCGGCGCAGGATAGCGCCCCCGTAGGCCTCGCGTTTTCCTCCGATGGGACGAAAATGTACGTGGTTGGGAATGAATCAGATACAGTCTACCAATACACGCTATCTACTGCGTGGGATGTATCGACGGCGACGTACGCCAACAAAAGCAAGTTGGTAGTGGCGCAGGATAGTGACCCCGTAGGCCTCGCGTTTTCCTCCGATGGGACGAAAATGTACGTGGTTGGGAATGAATCAGATACAGTCTACCAATACACGCTATCTACTGCGTGGGATGTATCGACGGCGACGTACGCCAACAAA